GGCCATCGCGTACACTTTGCCGCCTTCCTCGCGCAACGCCGACACCGCTGCGTCCAGCTCCGCCGCCTTGCGCGCACAGATGGCGACCTGTGTCCCGGCCTTGGCAAATCTGCGCGCGATGGCCAGACCAATCCCGCGGCTGGCCCCAGTGACCAAAACACTTTTGCCTTGAATGGAATCGAACACTCCCGCACCTCCCCAATGCTGTCCGCTATCATGCTGCGCTGCTTGCCTGTTTCAGGCTTGACCTTGTGAAGCGTCGCGCGAAATTTCTGGCGGAAAAATTGAGATATTTGCTTTTTTGATTTGTTGCAGCGGGCGTAAAAGAATTACCGAAATTGCCCTGTTGAGGAATGTCGGCGCATGACGCCGGACGCAAGAAAGCCACCTTCGGGTGGCTTTCTTCTTGAATGGGGCTGGATGACTTTCAGGCGTTCCAGTGGCGGGCCAGGTCGTTGATGTCAACCTTGCCTTGGGCGATGGCGCGCAGTTCTGCATCGGGCAGGCCGTTCAGTACGTTTGTGGCGCGTTGGTCGAGCAGCAGTTGCGCCATGCGCTGCCAGTGGGGATAGTCGCGCAACAGCGCCAGGTTGTCGGGACGGTTGCGGATAAAGGCTCCACCGAGGTAATCGGTCAGGCTTTGTTCAAAGTGTGTGGTCATGGTGTGCTCCGACAAGGAGAGGGTTATGGGTGACAGCCCTAGTAACGCTCTGTCTGGCAGACACATCAAGTCTTTTCTGCCTGTTTTTCTGTGGCATGAGGAGATATCCACAACACTTCGGTTCTGGGCCGGGCGCTTCCGGCGGCATGGTGGGGGCGTTCGATGCGGTGCCAGTCGTGCAGGGTCTGTTCGTAGAGGTTGGAGGGGTAACCGGCCAGGACCACCATGCCTTTGACTTGCCGTAGTTGTTCCAACAGGGTGATGTGTTCGGTTTCGGTCATTTCGTGGCGGTAGCCGGATTTGGTGCGGGTGATGGGGAGGTAGGGTGGGTCGATGAAGAACAGGGTGTCGGGGGTGTCCTGGGCGCGGATGATCTGTTGGGCCGGGCGACATTCGAGGATGACGCCTTGCAGGCGGCGGGAGATGGTGGTGAGAGTTCTGGGGTAGTTGGCCCATTCGCGGGCTTTGCAGTGGGTGGCGTTGCGGTGTTTGGCGTCGGCGAAGGTAGTTTTTTTGGGGTTGAACAGGGCTTCGTGGTGGAAGGATTGGTAAGCTCTTGTAATGGCGCGCTGGGCGCGGATGATGGGGTTGTCACTGTACTGGAAGGCGGTCTCGAAGATGCGACGGCTGTAGGGGGTTCGGCGCAGGCGGCGCATCAAGGTCTGGCACTGTCCGGGATCTTGTACGGTTTTGAAGATGCCGACGATTTCCTGGTCGAGGTCGTTGTAGACCTCGATCCTGCTGCGCGGTTTGCGCAGCAGGACGGAGGCAGCACCGCCGAAGGGTTCGACGTAGATGCGGTGGGGTGGAAAGTGGGCCATGACCCAGGGGGCGGTGGCCCATTTGCCTCCGAAGTAGCGCAGCAGGGCGCGAGAGGGGCGTTCATGGGGATGTGGGATGGGGACGTGCATGGGAAGTCCTGTTGGAGACAGGCGTTCCATGACGCTCGGGGGTGGCGTGTTCGGCGCTGAACTGGTTGATCGTCCGGCAACGTGGACACTTGATGGAGAGGGTGAGGTATTCGCCTTGGGCGAGCTTTTTGTGGCAGTGGCCACATCGAATGTCTTTGTCTTGACGTTGTTCTTTCATCTGCTGCAAAACCTTTGCGAGTTTTGGTAGCCTTATCGCGCCCGTCGACGGGTGCGCGGCCTTGGCTACTTTGCAGCTCTCTCTGCGAGGTGGTGCTGTATTGGGTGTTGCTGCACGCAATGCAGCGCCGCGTTTTTTTGTGGCGTGGGTGTGGTGTGGCTATGGCATGGTGTTTTCCTTGATGTTGATGGGGCGTCCGCGATCAGGTTCGATGGATTTTTGGCAGTGATCGGGGTCGAGTTTGCCGAGCAGCTTGCAGAACCAGCGGCACAGGCGGCAGTGGTCGGTTTGTTTGCCGAGGCGGCTTGAGAGGGTTTCGTCGGGGTCGCCGCCGAGCAGGGTGTTGACGAACTGATCGACGGAGATCAGCAGATTCCAGACATAGCGGCGGATGCGTTTCATGGCCGCTCTTCGTCCAGCACGGGCGCGTCCAGAATCTCCACTGCGCGGCCTGCGGCCAGCAGCCCGATGGTTTCCATCTGCTCGACGCTGGCGCGCACGACGGGATTGTCCAGATCGGTAAATTGAGCCTTTTTGGCGCGCTCCTGCGACACGCGCAGGGCGGCGGCCATCGCGCGTTGTTCCATCGGGGCGGCGGGATCATCCAGCCCCGCCAGATCAATCGCCACGCGCTCATCCAGGGTGAAGCGCATCTCGAAGGCGTAGTTGGTGATGATGCGGTTTTGCGGGATGGGTTCCGGCGCGGGTTCGGGTTCATCCGGCGGGGCGGGAATCTCGGGCGCAGGATCGGAAAACCCGTCATCTTCATCGTAGTGCCAGCCGATGCCGGGGCGGGGCTGTATCTCGGTGATGTCGATGCCGCCTGGCCAGCCGTGGTCATCGGTCACAATGATATTTTCGACGATGCCATTTTCAATCAGTGCAATGATGTTCATGTCCACTCCTCCCACAGGACGATACACAAGCCCGGCAGGCCGACCCGCCCGCCACCGTCATGCCCGTCGAGTCCCACAATGTGCGGGATATCGGGCGGCCTGTAACCGGTGTTGTTATTGACGGCGGGGGATTCATAGGTCTTGAATGTGGTGCCGGGGATTCCTGGAAATCCGCCTTCACCGGATGCCTGGCCTGCATTATTTCCACCTTTGCCGCCCGCCGCGATGACCAGATCGCCAAATTTGGTCTGCCCGCCATCATGCCCTGGCCCTGTCCCTGCGCTTCCGATGATGACGTTCACCGGGCCAGTGATGGTGACTATACGGGTCACCACCGCCCCCGAACCGGCACCGTGATAGACCTGGTTGGGTTCTTGGCCTTTATAGATCCCTTTCCCCCCGCCACCGTAACAGGTCACGGTGACCACGCCGCCTGCGTCCAGCAATGCATCGGACGGGGTGAAGATGCCTGAGCTATAAAATTCCTGATGTTTCTTGATCGGGCGTGGCGGTGCGGGCATTGTGATATAACGTCCCATCACACGTCCTCCTCAAAGCCGTAGGCGCGGGCGGAGACGCCTGCGCCATCATCCCAGGCGCTCAGTTGCTCGCCCGCCGAGAGCACCAGCCCGGTGCGTTCAAGCACGCCGTGCGCGGGAATGACGGTGCCGTGTTCGAGAAAGTCCGCGTTGACATAGGTGTTGCCGGTATAAATCGCCACATACACCTTGCGGGCGGTGTCGGTAAAATTGCACAGGTTGAGGTTCACGGTGGCGACTTTCCCGGACGGCACGGTATAGACGGTTTTGGCGTTGAACGTCTCAAGCGCCTGTTTGCCCAATAATCCAGACATGTTCACGTCCTTAAAGTTGGTTGAAATAAAAACGCCGGGCGCGGTGGACTTCGAGTATCTGCGCGCTGGTGTGGGTGTGGTCTTGTTCGGCCTTGCTGTCCAGTGCGTCCTGCAACTCGATGACCTGTGAAATCGGGTGGGTGTGGGTATCGATGTTCTGCTGTACCCATTGCTGCGAGGCGTAAATGATGCTGGGGTCGATCAGGACGGTGACGGCTTCGGTGGAGGCGACGGCCAGATGGGTGCGGATGATGAGCTCGCGCCCGACGCCTGCGGAGAGCACGGGTTTTTCGGTGGCGGGAAAACTGCCGTAGGCGACCAGGTCGCCATCGAGGTCATACAGGCCGATTTCGCGGATCCAGAACCCGCCGACCAGTGGCGGAATCACGGCTTGGATGACCACCGATGTTGCGTCGGTTGGATGCGGCTCGGCGGAATCAATGGGCTGGCGGTGCAACTCGTGCATGAGTTCGGCGCGGTTTTCCGACGGGATGACCGCCGCGCCGCCGCCATCGCCGAGGGCGATCTGGGTGATGGTGAGCGGCGTTCCGCCCGGCTGCATCGCGGCGGCGATTTTTGTTTGGCCGCTGATGGTCAACACGGACCCGAATTTCATGGGGCCTCCAAGGGAGTGAGATCAATCATTTCGTAGCTCATCTGGGCGAGGTATCCGAACACGGGCGTGGTGTATTCCAGTGCGCCGGGTTGGTAGGGGAACAGGTCGATGGTGTCGGTGGCGGCGGTGAATGCGCCGATATGGGCAATCGCCGGGTGGCCTGCGGTCAAGACCAAACGCACGGTATCCAGATGACTGCGGGCGCTTTTGGCTACGTTAACGATGGCGGTGATGCGGTCGAACCATGTCTCGTCAAATGTCGCGCTGCCGTGTTTGAGGTCGGGCGCGTGTTCAACGGTGAAGGTGTAGGGTGCGCCGGGTGGGGATTGGGCGAACCATTCGACGAGATCGGTGTGGCCACCCAGGACACTCAATGCGGTTTTGACGGCCCACGGGGTGCCCTTTCTGCGGTGCCAGTCGATGGATTGCTTGATGAGTTGGCGTTTGGTCGCGGGTGTGCTGGCTTCGGGCCAGATGACTTCATCGAGCAGGGAGAATTGTTCGGCCAGTGGCTGTAATGCGACGTCGGGCGCGGTATCGACCAGGTACAGCAAAATCTGCTCAATCGGCAGTTTTGAGTGTTGTTCCCACAGGATGTTGCACAGGGTCGAAAAGCGCGGGTCGGCGGCGAGGGCGGGAGGCAGTGCGGGGGCGTCGAACTCAGCCATGCGCGGTTCCACCGTCGGTCAATGTGATACCGGTGCAGCGGCTCCATTGGTGGGCATCGAGCACTTGGAATGCAGGCGATGTCACCTGCGCTTGATACACGCCGGGGACGTGCAGGATGGCGGAAATTTGTTCGGGAACCAGATCAAGGCCGAGGGTGTGCTGGCGGACGGCGAGCCATTCATCGAGCGCGGATTGTGCGCGCTGCATGGCAGCGACACGGTCGGCATTCAGATAAAAGATCAGCGTGGCGGTGATGGTGTATTCGACCGCTTCGGGGCTACGCACATGCACGATGTCGGTGAGCGGGCGCACGCGCTCGTCCGACACTGTGGCCGCGACTTGAGCAAGCAAGGTGTCAGAGGGCAGGCCCGATTCTGTCAGCGGATACAGTGCGACGCGACCCGGTGGTTCGCCTTCGCTCGGGCCGTAGACGGCAACATCGACAATCGATTGATGGGCACTCATCGCATGATGGCGATACGCGCCGTAGCTGCCCGCGTTGGTATACGCCTCGGGGGCGGACATGATGCGGGTTTTGTAGCGTTCGTCAGTCTCGATATCCGCACCGCCCGCGCTGGTGGTGATGTTGCTGGCGGTGATGGGAAGGTTGCTTTGCAGGGCGTTGATCTGATCGGGCAGCCAACCATTGCCAAGCGCGCCAGGCTCGGTACATGTGGCCGTGACGGTGACTGGATTTGCACCGACATTGACCACTTCATCGGTGACGAAATTCACCCGGGCATCAGTACTGGCGATAACGGTGCCAATAGGCACCATGACGGGTGCATTGGTCGGTTCGTTCAAAGTGAATGTGATGTCGGTCTGTGCGGCCGCAGCAGGCAGACGCGGCGTCCCCACCAATTCGCCCAGAAAATCCAGTACACCGCCGCTGGAAAAGCGCACCAGCATTTTCTCGGCGGTGGACTGGATGGCGGTCAAGGCCAATGCGAGCGCGTAGGCGATTTGATGAATATACAAACGTTCGATCTGGGCCGGATACAGGGTTTTGCCGGTCATCCGCTCGTAGCGTTTGACCAGATCGGCTTCAATTTCTGCGGGGTCGATGCGGACAAACTCGGGAGCAGCAACAGGTGCGGTGTTCATGCGTGCACCTGTGTCTGTTGAATCACACCGTCCGCCGCTTTCCAGTGGATGCGGATGGTGAGGTGTTCGGGCACGGAGGCGGGTTCGACATTGACCGATTCAATGCGCATACGCGGCTCCCATCGGGTCAGTGCAGCGACGATTTCACGCACGATGTGCGGGCGGGCGCGGGTGATGGGCCAGTCGATGTAGTCGTGGATGCGGCAGCCGAAGGGCGGGCGGTGGGTGTCGGCTCCAACGTTGACAGGATGATGCGGATGGCCTGGTCGATATCGTGGATGCCTTCGACAAGCTCGCCTTCGCGCAAGAGCGCGGGTTGCCAGTGGGCAGCGCTGGTGGGAACGATGGCAGGCGTTTGCATCATGTGGGCATGGTGCGGGACGTGATGGGCGGCGTCTTGTAAAGGAGTTTAAAAATGGAGGTGCATGCGTTTTCAGAAACCGCAATCACGCCGGAATGGAGGTGTTGCCAAGGCCAGGGCTAACCTTGGTATGGACGTGTGTGTCGCCGATGTTGGCATTACGATGAGTGACACTGCTGCCGGTGACGGCAAGGCTGCCTTCAATGGTCACATGGCCCGTACAGGTCGTTTGTGGGGTATCCAATGTCACGGTATCGGCCAGCGCGGTGACGTGGCCTGCAATCACCGTCACTGTGGCCGGGCCGTCAATGAGGAGTGCATGGGTGGATTGGTGGTAGGTGACAACCGTACCATCCTTGAAGCGGACATATTCGGTATCAGCATCAGTGATCGGAGGCGGGTTGGCATCGGAGTAAATGCCGCCCTGCACGGCACCGCCTGCGCCGTCGGGTTCGAGTAATACCTGTACCTGTTCGCCCATTGCAGGCAGGATGGCCCGGCGCTGGACGTCGAGTGTGTTTTTCTGCGGCACATGCAGCCAGTATGTTTGCACGTTGTCGCGCTCGGGCAGAC